AAATGCTAAATTCAATGTAATTGGTTTACCGTCTTGTTCGGTATCACCTAACTGAAATGCTATTTTTTTAGTTTTTTGTGCTAAAAATTCTAAGCATTCTTGAACCATTAGCTTATAGTCCCTAGTTTTATCGGATTTAATAGTTCCGCTAATATATTGCCAACTAAGCTCTTTAGGCCCTTTTTGGGTACCAGTTAACGTCCAAACTTCAACTTCTCCGCTATCGTCGATTTTTGGAGAATCAAGGTAAAATTCTTCGTGAGTTGTTGGCTCGCGAATCTTAGCAAATGGTTGAATCATTGCAGCTCCTACCTTGTTCTCATCAGTTAATGGGAAAGTAGCGTTGATTGTAATAGCACTACCTAGATTTTCAGTAATACTGTAATCCTTAGTGATTATTGGTGCTTCCTCTCCACTTGGTGAGATAATACTTAGCATTTTTACCTCCTAGTAATAAAAGGTTTCATCAAACTCAACGGAACTACATCCGCTAACAGAAATATCATTCCAACCACGTTTAAGGTCGATACCTGAATGATTGGAGTTTTTATAATCTAGCTTACCGTCAGCAAAGGGCAAATATCCGTCTAAAATCAAAGTGCTAAATCCTTGTTTATAAGAAAATGTTTGACCAGTGGTTGAATTAGTCATTGTGACAGGGCCACCACCGCTAAAAATGATTTTTCCATGTAGTCCGGCACAAGTAAGATTAATCGATCCCGGATTAAATACTTGGAACGAACCTTCGCTAAATTGATAACGTGGGGCTTCACCATCATGAGGAAAATGATTACCCAATCCAAAAAAGCCGTTGTCATAAAGGTTTACTGGTTGACCGTGTAATTCACCAGTATGGTGAGTGCTTTCACCTAGTCCTTTAGGACACTTCAAAGTAAATGAGGCCGTACCATAGCCAGAATTACCAACTGGAGTAAATGTTGGTTGACCTTCGCAAGTAACCCACCAGCGGATATTCGGAACCTCTGCTAAATAAATCCAATAATAAAAAGCGCCTGACAAACATTTTGTTAAGTCTAGGCACTTTAATTGGTATTCCGTCATATCGTGACAAACAAAGACAAAGTTGATATTGATTGTTTTATCACCTAATTGAGCGTTACTCTCGTAGTTTTTGTACTTACCTATCCAAGTGGTCGTGTGCGTCCAATTCGTCCCAAATGGGGCAAAATCGGCTTGTACATGATAGCCTAACTTGTCTAGGTCAAATACACGTCCATTTTGGTGTTGAACTATTACGCTTGACATTAGATAGAGCCACCACCTTCTGCAATAACAATTTGATCAGCTTGTTGAGCATCAAGAATAGGCTTAACACCTTGTGCAATAGTCTTGTTATTGAGCTTAACAACCATATGAATATCTCCTCCGTTGCCTTTCATTCCGTTTGAAGTTACAGCACGTACTTGATTATTAGTGTGTGCATCACTGCGAGTGCGCCAACCATTTGAAGCGGAATATCTAAATTGATTGAAGTCTAAGATCTTAGATAGATCGGCTATAGTTGATTGAGGCGCACGACTAGCACGATCTTTGATAGCTTCTAATAAATATCTATCTGCGCTAGGTTTAGCAGGATTGATTACGTATTCAGGGCCATCTTCACCGACTGTCGCAAATTGTGGAAATAAAATTTTCCCACCGTTGGCGTATCTGCGGTGACCAGTTGGGCCCCAACCACCGCCGTAGTGAATATCGTTCTTCCAATTACTATCGTTGAATAAAGCAAGCAATTGATCATAACCATTTAAAATCTTGTTATGACCGGGTGCAGCAAAAGCAGCGAACGTTTGTGGAATGAATTGCAATAAACCTTGTGCAGGGTGTCCGGCTCTACTGTTAATGTCATCAATTTGTTGACGTACTTTAGCATTACCGCCAGATTCGCCCTGGATCATTGATACGATCTTATTAATATCTGATTGAGTAACATTGGTGTGCATTTGATGTGCAGCACGCTTAATGTAACTAATCCATGATCTAGCATTACCAGAAATATTAGGTAAGCCAGCATCACCATATTTGTCAGCAATCTTTTGAATGGTACGCCAGAAGCCTTTACCTACTTGAGGTTTAATGTACTTCTGTAATCTGCCGCTTGCTTTTACCTTAACGTCTTTTTCCTTGTTTTTGCTACCTTGATCATCAATACCATCAAAGCGACCAAATACAGGCTTAACGCCAGGAACAGAGCCAGAGATAGAGTGCATACCAATATCAGGATTACCGCCAGGAGTAAATGCACTCCAATATTGATCACCATGATCAAAAATACCGATATGGTGGTTAGGCAACCAGAATACAGGATCACCAGGCTTAGCTTCAGAACGTGGAATACGGTGAGCATGTTGCCATAATCCAGCAACGGTTAATCTACCCCAATGCTTGTGATAGTAATCTTCAATCGCACGTGATACCAAGCCGGAACAGTCAAAGGAATCAGGTCCCCAAGCGCCCCAAACGTACTTTTTACCACGTCCAAGCTCTTCAACTGCTTTAAGTAAACCAGAAGCAGGGCCTTCCCCATCGTTGATCTTATCGTTGACCATGCTCCATAATTGTGACCACCAGTTAAGTGCTTGTTTGTCGGCACGTTTAAACATACCAGTAGCAAGTCTACCAATTGCGCCCTTTGTGCTATTTGCATAGTTAAGCATTGAACCTAAAGTCTTTTTAGGCTTAGCAAAGTATTTCTTCGTTAAGTCGTATAGGTGCTTTAGGTATCCAGTACCATTTGCAAAGTGTGTAGCATTGATAAAAGGCTTAGTTTCACTAGCACTGAAAATTTCATCGCCAGGATTAAGCATAACCGGTACGTTGCGGCCGTTGAAAATACCAAACTCACCAGTAGCCGGACGGTATAAAGCTTCACGGTTTCCAGTTTCGGGGCTGTCGTTACCATCGTTGACTACGGCAAAGGTTGGCTTAGTAATTGGACGATAGCCTGTACCAGTGGCATATTTAACAGGTGAAATAGTGCTTAATGCACCACCGTTGCCGCCGAAGTCCTTAATTACTGAATTGATCTTACCAATACCAGAGTTAATGACAGATAAAACCTTGTTAAGACCTTTACCAGTAATATTCTCAAGGTCTGACATTGCATGAGATTGCGCTGACTTAACGCCAGAGCCGAGTGACTTCCAGCCTTTAATGTATCTATCGCTAAACTTATCAAGACTAAATCTTTGCTTACTGCTGAATGAAGAGAATGATGAGTTAGCAGATGACCAGATATGCTTCCAACTTTTATCTACTGCGGAGCCTAGCCGTCTAGTCTTTGAATAGATGCTATTGCTTGTCTTACCAAACTGACTGCTAATTCTAGCTAAAGTCTTTTCACTTTTACCAGTAGTAATAGTAACTTTAGCGTTTCTATTCTTGATCTTAGATAGTTGGCTCTTGATTCTGCTAATAACTTTAGTGTTTCTAGCCTTAAATGAAATAGATACTGTTGCTTTTTTGCTACCAATTGATTTTAATGCACTCTTAAGTCCCTTAGTTGAGCCACTAGTAGCAATTGAAAGCTTGACCTTATGAATACCAGTAACAGCCTTAATTTCACGTCTTAGGCTTGAAAGCTCGCTTGCACCGGTAACAGATACAGCTACTCTTGATCTTGATGTAGAAGTACGTTTTCTTGAACTGCTTGACGTTCTGCGTCTTGATGATATTTCACGTCTTTCAGAGCTTGAGTGTCTAGCACTATTGCGACGGCTTGAAGTAGTATTTCTTAGTTTCTTAATTGTTTCACCAACAATATTCCACTGAACTTTAGTACCACTCTTAGTAGTGTATGAAGCCTTGTGTAAAGCATTAGAAACAACAGAACCGTAGTCCTTGCCTTTGTCCTTTTTCTTGTTGGTTTTCTTTGATTCGTCAAGAATACCCTTTAAAGTATCGTTAATCTTGTTAAAGCTATCACTGAATAGATCCTTGTAGTTAACAATAGCAACGGTACCAGTAGCAAATCTAGCAGGCTTGCCAAAGAAGCGAGCCATATCTTGACCGTTGATAATGTCTTGACCAGGTTTCAACCAGAATGGAAGATTACGTTTATCAGGGAAAGCTTTAACACTACCGTCAGTATCAATTAATCCTTCACGGTAATTATCGCCAGGTGCATCGTTAACAATAGCAGGTACACCGTAGCGACTACGCCAGTCAGTACCATTTGCTAAATGTAGACTACCAACTTTTAACTTACCACTGAAAAACTTGCCAACGTTACTTGCTGCACTTTGTAATCCTTTGATAGTGTTATGGAATGTTGAAACAATACCTTTCCATAATCCAGACCAAAAGCTCTTAATTAATTTGCCGAAGCTCTTAAATCCATTAAAGACCTTGCCTAGTCCACCGTGAGTTGCACTATTAAGCTTCTTATACATATCAGAAGCATTACGATTGATACCTTTCCAGATACCAGCTGCAGCAGAACGGATATTTTTCCAGTTTGCTGACCAACGGCGCTTTTCAATGGCGAGTTGTGTCTTAGCAGTTTGTCCTAGCGTCTTAAATAAGTTACCGTGGTTTTTCTTAAGTCGAGCGCCAAACGAGCTAAAGTTCTTTAGGGTTTCCTTGTTTGCCTTTGAGTTGATTTTTACATAGTTCTTAGTGAATTTAGAAACAGACCGCATAATCTGCTTAGTACCTTTAGAACTATGTTTATAGACATTATCCCAAGCCTTCTTAAAGTTCTTGGATAATGAACTCTTGAAGTGGTTAACTGCTTTACCGGCTTTACTTAAACCACTCTTGATGTTTTTACCAACACCATTAACCCACTTTCTGAACTTAGGATTATTCTTATAAAGCAGTGCTGGAATACCAAGCAAAGGACTAACAGCAGTAAGAGCTAATTCTTTAGAGTTTTTCTTAGCAAATGACTTACCTTTTCTTAATCCTTGACCAAACTTCTTACCAACATCTGCCCCCCACTTACCTACTTTTCTAAAAGTATCATGGGTTGACCAGCCTAAGTTTTCTAAACTCCAGAATTTCTTAGGCGGCTTATTTCTTTGCCATCCTTTGGTGAATTTGTTGACAGCATTGCCACCCCATTTACCTACAATAGAGCCGATTTTTGCGCCAATTGCTGCACCGAGTGGGCCGCCAAACCATAAACCGATACCGCCACCAATTCCAGCACCGATACCTTTTCCAATATCTTGACTACGCTTGGTTGCATTGTGTCGATCTTTATAAGCATTAATAAAGGAAGCGCCGGCATCAATAGCTACGCCAGCGCCAGCTAAACCAGTCCCAATTCTTCCGGCAGTGCTTAACTTTTTAAAACCACCAGCAGAGTGAGCAGATTGCAATAAGCCCCTAAATCTACTATTAGGGTTTACGTCTTTATCAAATAAGCTGTGAATGCTTTTAGCAACGCCTTTGAATTTATCAGGTAGTGAAGAAACTGTCTTACCAAACTTAAACCAGGCTTTTTCGTCTTTGGTTGCTTCATCAGCTAATTTAAGGCCTTTTAGTCCGCCTCTAAGTGCTTTTAATTTCTTATAAGCACCGTAGCCTTTTTCACCGATAGCAAAAAGGCCTCCACCTACACGGTCAAGACCTTTTACAACAGCCATCGCTACAATTGCATCTGAAATGGCCTTAATAGCTGCTTTATTTTTCGCTAGTCTATTTAATGCTTCAGCAATAACATGTATTGCACTGCTAGAACTTTTACCGTTTTTAGCGGTAATACCAAACATATTACCAATAGTTTTGATAATTGAAGCGAAGCCAGCCCAAACAGATTTGGCGATTTGGCCACCAATAGAAGCAATACTTGAAGCAATGGTCTTTAAATCTTTAGCATGAGCACTTACCCAACCAAATACGCCCTGCAAGCCCTTGTTAATACCCTTGATAGCATTATCAAGGGTATGGGTAACATTGATTGACTTATTACCACCAAACGCCTTTATTACGTTGTTCATACCGATTGAAACGGTTTTACCTAGTTTGCTAAACTCGTTAGCTGTTTTCTTGCTTGATACCCATTTTGCTACTGCTCCATAAATAGGGCTTTGCATCTTAGTTAGTGGGCCTTCAAAGGCTTGTAACAGTCTAGGCATTTGAGCATCAATGGTACGCTTCATACCAGGAATAGTAGCGGTGAAGTTACCAGTCGCTTTTCTAAACTTCTTGCCAGCTTGAAGAACAACGTTGATCATATCTTGCGATTTGATCTTACCTTTACTCATAAGATCTGACATTTCAGACATGGTCATATTTTTATCATGGTGAATTTGCCGTTCATAATCCAGCAACATAGGCTTTAACTTAGGGAACGTGTTAACAATAGACATCATGTCTTGTGCTGACACTTTACCGTTAGCCATCATTTGAGCGAATTGAGTACCGAAGTTTTCAACTGCTGCATCTGATTGACCAAAGGCATCCTGTAAAGTCAATACAGCCTTAGTTAATTGACCTGTTTGTTTTGCACTATTGTTAATCGCATAGAATTTTTGGGACAATTGATCAACCATGTGAGTTGAGTTTTGAGCCGCTGCAGCCATGTTATTAATTTGGCTTACCATAGCCTTGCCTTTGCTTGCACTATTAGTAAGTGTTAGCCAGGTAGCATTCATAGTTTGTTGTTCTAGTGCGTATTGCTTAGCTTCACCAATCATTCCACCTAGTGCACCCTTAGCAGCACCAAAGGCACCCATAGCAGCATTAGAAATAATATTAGCGCTAAATACACTCTTAAAAATTGAGTGAGTTTTTTCACCTTGATTATTTACTTTGTCAAAATGTGACTTAATTGCTGAAAATGTGCCACCTGTATGATCTGTAGCATTAAAAGTAGTGTTGTGCTTGGTAGGAACTTCATCAGTCTTACGCTTGATTTCATCGGCTTTTCTAGTAGCGTCAAAACTGTCAGCGGTATATTTAACCTTTTTGTCAGAAGGAACCTCTTGAATGTCCTTCTTAACTTTGTTGATAGAATCATCAGCTTCAGAAACGGACACTTTGAAGGAAGTAGGATTTTTAAGCAAGTCTTTTAATTGCTTATATAACTCACTTACCTTTTTAGCTCGTTCTTGTGCATCACTGATGTTTAAATCAACCTTAGACTTAATGTCCTTGCCTAGCTTGTCGCTAATTTCTTTAGAAGTCTTTTCAGCGTGTTGCTTAACGGCATCAGCATTTTTAGTAAACGACTTTTTGTAATCTTCACCGGCGTTTTCACCTAAGCTCTGAAGGATTTTATCAATTTTACGTTTTGAACTTTCAACTTCACTAATTGGAAATTCAAAGTTAATAACAACTCTACCGTCTGCGTTATTCATAAAATTTATTCTCCTTTCCTGTGAGCTTTATCAAGTAACGCCTGGAACATAGCCGAAGTATTAAAGCTTGCTGACCGTTTAGAAGCCTTTGGTGCGTCTTTCATAGGATCATCAAGTGAAAATGTAACTTGAGCCTGTGCAATACGTGGCCATTCTTCTTTAGTAACGTCGCTAGGTGTAGTCTGACGTATTTGAATAATCTTAATGAGTTTGGTTTTATCGCTTAAACCATCGAACAAGGCTTTGAACTTAGTCCAATGCATTTTTCCTTGTTCGTTCATTAGGTCAATTTGATAGTTCTGCAAAAAAGCAGCTTCAATCATTCCGGCATCTTTTGACCATGAAAAAGACTGAACCATAGAACCGCCGGCAGTATTGCTACCGCCACCGGATAGATATGGTTCAGCGTTAATTAATTTATTAAGCATTTTCTCAAATCCTTGAAGAAATTCTGGATCTTGAGGTATTTTCTGACTACCGAAAAATAATTCAATCACTTTACTGTTTAAATAGTCTTTATCAACAGATTCATCAGAAACTAAATCAAAGAATTTTAAAACATGATCAAATGCTAAATTAATTCCGTATTGTTTACCCTTGAAAGAAACCGCATCTATAAACGATGAAGTTAAATCAAGTAAAAAGCCTTGCTTATTTGCTTTTATTAGCTACTTTTCTGTCTTTGATTACATCGTTAGATAAGCCAGTTAAAAATGTAATGATGTTAAGCAGTGCATAGGTATTGTGACCGTAGAAGTTGTATAACTCTTGGCCACGGCCGTCTAAAAGCTTGTTAAGCCAATCAATAGCAGTCTTGGTTAATTTGTCCATAACGTTATCTGCTAACTTTGCTTGTTCCTTTGCTGACATATTACCGTCATCATCAGGCAAGTCATTCAAAATACCGCTAACAGAAATTTCAGCCTTATTGAGCTTCTTAATATAGTTATCAGTAAAGTTAATAGTTTGAACTTGACCGCCAATGTTTACTGACTTCTTAGTTTCAACCGCAAATTCCTTATCAAATGAATAAACTGTCATATTTACCTCCTAATTACGTCTCATGCTCTCTCGTCTCTGTCTTTTTCAATTACTTACTATTTTTTAGACTGTTGGCTTGACTGTGCCTGTACCGCCTGCTGCTACGCCCGATGTCTTACCCGAATCTTGATTAGTCTTTTTGTCGGTATCATCTGCATCATTAGCTGCAACAATCTTAACTGGAATAATTGGTTGAGGTTGTGCAGGTTGTGGTGTTGCAGGTTCAGTTGAAGTTGAAGGCTTAGCACTAGTATCAATAGTTGCCTTGTAAGTCCATAATTGGTCAGCATTTTCAGTTAAAGTCAATTGACCGTTAATAGTACGAGGCTTGCCGTTAAATTCAATAGTGCAGCTAAATGTTTGGTTTGCTGAAGCTTCACCACCAGTAGCAACAATGTTAGTCAAGGTTGCTTCTGATACGATAGCTTGACCGTTTTGTACCCAAATAACACGGCAGTGCAATGCTTGACCAATAGCAAATTGCTTGGAAGCAATGTAATCTTGTGCAGGATTACCTACATAGCGTTGACCGGAACAAGCTAATTGATAACGTTTGCCAGTAACTTCAGTACTGCCGAAGCCTTCACCATCGTAGTAACTGTTGTTGTTAGTAGTTTCGTTAGCTGAAGGGGTAATAGTTTGAATCTTAGTTGCCAAACGTCCCCAATTACCGGTTTCAAGGTCGTTTAAGGTTGTGTAACCGTAAATATCAATAAAAAGCTTATTAACGACGTTTAATGGGGCACCCTTAGTGTCTAATTCGGTGCCTGGAATTTGTTGTGTTTCTGCTACCATTAAAATTCTCCATTTCTGTAAACAAAAACAGCCACATCAAGTTGATATGTGACTGTTCCTTGTAAATCTTCTTGTATTTCATGAACATCGCTTGAAACGCTAATTGAATCAAATATAAAAGATGTGAATGGATGATCTTTTTTTGAATAACTAATTAGCTCTTTCGTCTTGTTCAAGCGTTGTAAAAATTCACTTAATTTGTTTAATTTATCGTATGCTTCTGCTCTATTTTTTGTTCTAATCGTAGCAACGTAGTTGTATACCCACTTTGCTCGACCAGAAAAATCCATATCGACTATATGCGCCCCAGGTGAGGCAACTAAGCCCAAGTGATCATCTTTATCTAAAAACTGTATAAAAATATGATCATCGATAGGGTATAAAGATCCTTCGTCTATGTACCTATTGATTAGATTTACTAGAGCAGTCTGCAAATTAAATTCTTTGTCTTTTAATCTTGTAGTTTCCATTTCAAGCCCTTTGCAAATGTATCCATAACTCTACTCATATCTTCTTTATTGCCTTTTAGCCTTAAGTCCCAACGTCTTGAAGTTCCGTGAGTGGTGTAATTGTGAATACGATAAGGCCCACCATATTTATTAGTGATAAAGCCATAAAATTGTGCTCTTGCATACACGGCAGTATAAACGATCTGTGAACCATCTTCTGAAACAAAACTCATGCTTCTCAATGAACCACCGGTCTTTTTATCCTCGCCTTTGGTAGAGCTAGGCACATATTTACTATTCATGATCTTCCTTGCTTCATCTGCAGCAGCTTTTCTCGCTCTGATCAGATTTGCACGACTAAAACGCTTATCGAAGTTGGAAAGATCGACCTTTACGCTAAATCCCATTTAAATCACCTGTAACTTGTATTGATAAACTTTGCGACTAAACGGCTCTATATCACGATTAATCGTGGTAATTGTGTACTCTCGACCGTTAAAAACGATCTTTGCACCCTGATAACTAGGATCAAAGTCAATAAACGGCGTTGTATAAGTAGACATCATCACAATGCTTGCATTAGAAACCACTTGTCTGTCGTTATTTGTACCGCTGTATACGGTTCGTAATGTAAAACGACAATTATTAATCTTGATTGTTTCTGCTACTACTTTTTCGCCGTATGGATCATCAGTATCAATGACTTCTTTTTTCAAGGTTACAGTGTCTTGAAACATCGTTTTTGGTGGTCTAAGCATGTGGAATACCTCGATATAAAAAACCGCCCCTGTAAAGATATTCAAGGGCTAAATTGTAAATACCGCCGGTAACAAAATTAATAGGTGTTGTGCCTTTAGTAACGCTGGTACCGTCAACTGATACGCTTTTAATATCTTGATCAGACATTCCATAAGGGGTTGACGCTCCAATATCATTGCTGAAGTTAATCTGCAACTCTAAAGCTTTTTTGAAACAACGAACACGGTATTTATCCTCGTCAGTGTCAATTGAATTGAGAACATAATAATCATTTGTAATCGGATTAATTAAATCCTCCGCATCCTGTTCAAGCTTTTTGTAGTTGTCCTCGGTTGCTGTACCACCTAAATCTTGATATTCAGCAAAATCAAGTAGCATTTAAAACAACTCCTTATTACTTCTTAGCGTCTTTGCTGTCGCCAGTGCCCTTATTATTTTCACCAGTAGCATCAGCACCAGAAACAAACATTGGATCAAGTTCAGCCTTGTAAGCAACAACACCAATTGACTTAGTATCAATACCGTCAACAACTTCCCAAGTCTTTGAATCGGCCATTTCATCAAATGTTGGGAAACCACTCTTAGCTGGTGAAAAGTCTGTCTTAACAGAAGTACCAGCAACGTGCATTACACTAATTCTCTTTTGAGTAATAGAACGAGTACCACCATCTTTGTTAGGGTCATACCACGGATCAGAAGCTAACATAGCAGCAGAGTATCTAACAGCACCAGGTGCAAAGATGTAAGAAATAGTTGAAGGCTTAGTCTTATCTGATAAGTCAACTGGAATTTCATCATCTCTAACGATTTGCATGCCGTTATAAATTGCAATTGGTAAGCCACCTGCTGAAGGTTGAACAGTATCAATAAGGTTTTGTGCCTTCATCATTGAATAAGTAGCAGAGTTAACAGCAATTCTAGTCAATGTTGGATTATCAACATCACCCATTAAACCAATAGAAGCTAAAAAGCCACGTGCATCAAATTGAGCTTGTGATGGTGTTACTGTTGTTGCATCAAATACCTTTGCATCATGAACTTTGTCAACGTTCATAACACCTTGTAAAAGCTTAACCAAGTGAACGTTATCTGCAGTATTCCAAAAGTTAACAAAACGAGTAGCAATAGTTTGTTCAAGTGGTGCGCCTGAAACAGTTTCTGAAAGATCAGTCCAACCAAATCTCTTTGCTTGATATGACTTGATACCCATTTGCTTACCAGTTGAAAGCTTGTTCATCTTAATATCATCGGTATCAGTCCAGTTATCAGGATCACCGTAAAGATCATTTACAAATGGAACAGTAATCTTAGTTCCTGGTTCGGTTAATCTAGGCCCCAAATCAGGATCAGGGGTAAGAATACCGGAAGCAATAAGACGATTAGTCTTTCTTGATTGATTTAAAACATAATTCCCAAAGACTTCAGGAACAAAAGTATCAGAAATATGGGTTGATTCACTTTGTGTGTTTGTATTATCTGGCATTTAAAAATCTCCTAGCCTTTTAAAAATAATGAACGCCATCTATTAGGATTTTCCTTGTAAAGAGCATTTTGTTCCTCCAAAGTCATCTTTGATGGGTCCTTAGCAGTTTCGGAAGTAGCGTTGCCGGTTGCCACCACTTTGGGTGTAGGCTTTGGTGCTTCTTCCTTTTCTTGGGGTTTGAATCCTTGAGGGAAGGCTTCTTGTGCTTGCTTAATTGCATCGTCAACGTGTAAAACATTGCCCTTGTCATCAAATCCAATTTGATCCATGTCCATAATTGCCATAACAGCTTTATTGTTATAAGCACCGGCTTTGGTTAATCCTTGTTGAATAGCAAAGTTCTTCTTTTGTTCTTGCAATTGAGCCTTGTATTTCTTATCAGATTCAGCAATTTCTTTTTGAGCGTTCGCAAATTTAGCCTTTAATTCTTCGTTGTCTTTAGCTGCAGAGTTTAAGTCCTTAATTTGCTTATCTCTATCACTCACTTGACCTTTTAACGCTTCAAGATTGCTATTAAGGCTTGATATCTTAGATTCATAGCCATCTTTAATACCGTTAACGTCTTTGCCGTACTGACTCATTACCGCACTGATTTGATCAGCATTTAAGCCTTGTTTCTCTAAAAATTCTCTTTCCATTTGTTATCTCCTAACGTGTAATTTACGAGGGACGACCTCGTTCAGAGCATAAAAAATAAGCAGTTTAATGACGTACTTAGGTCAAAATATTAAATTACTTATCGTAAACGGGCTTTAATCTAACATCTACATTTTCAGCCTGTTCAACTTCATCGTTAGTAATAACAGCAGCAATTTTTCCATCAACATAGACAATAGCTCTTGAATAATAATCCATAGGTCTATTATCTTTTTGAGTTCTTTCAATTGCCTTTTTTAATTCATCTTGTGTCATTTGATTATCCTTTCTCGGTCGTACTGTCTAGTTAAGAAGTCGTGATCCTTAACGATTTGACGTAGCTTAGCTTGATAACCTTGAATACCGGCTTGAAATCGGCTTGCACTGTCTTGATCGTTCAATTTTAATGCTACAGACTTCTTACCCTTCAAGTGCCTCACTTGGCGCTCGTAATACCGTTGTTTTTGTTGAATTTTCATGTTCTTAACGGCTTGTTCTGGGTCAATCGTTTGCTTTACCGATTGTGACACGCCTTCAGTGTATGCAGACAAGTCGTGCTGGCAGTTCACACCTTGCGTTCCTGCCGGCGTTCCATATCCGTAATCGTAAATATTAGGATACCCGCGCTTACAACGTGGATCAGACTTCGGAACAATACAAACAACTTTGCCCTGAATCGGAGCACAAGCCGGACGTGCTGCATAGTGTTCACTCATGCTGCATAAAACAGAATCAAACTCTTTCATAGATTGAATGCGCAAATCATTGTAAACACGTGAAGTCGTGTTTCTCATTAACGTATTCATGTAGCCTTCAATTGACCACCTGTGACCGCCTTTATCGACTAAGGTAGATTGAATACCCTTGTCATAAAAACTATAGATACTGTCTCTAAGTGCCTTTTCCGGTGTCTTATTGCCAGTAACTACATCAAGCACGGTTTTGTTAGCAATATCTTGATACATTTTTGCTACAGCATTTTTACCGTAGTTACGAGTTAATAACGTTTGATTTACATAGTTATTAATCCCGTCCATCGTTTGATTAACGTAACTATTGATAATTGCCCTCGCTTGATTAGAAACACTGTGATAAGGCTTTTTAAGCTGTTTAGAGAGCTTACGGTTCATCTGCTTAGTAACTTTTAGGCCGTCTTTGTAAATCAAGTCATAAATTTTTTTCTTAGAAATACCACTTGTGTGACTAATTAGATTAATCACCTTATCAGTTAGCCCACCAATCTGGGACAACGCTTTTAAACGCCACTCCATGATTTTTTGAGGGTCTTTTTCAGCATTCATCAACTCCGGCCGTGTTTGTTTGAATGAATCAATCAAAATATAAAAGATTTGTTGCTTGGTGTAATCGTAGTAGTCAATCAAGTCATCAGCTTTCTGCAGCATCTGGTCCTTGCTTATCTTGTCCTTGTCGTTCATTGTTTACTTCACCACCTGGAAGCATATCCATTTCTTGATCTGGAGGGGTTGGCGACTGTTCGTCTTGAATTTGTTGAAGCCATTTTTGTGCTTCTTCTTCAGATAAATTGTAATTACGCATAATAAATTGAATTTTAGGCATAACTGACGCTTGAACTGCTTGTAAATCTGCTGATCTTTGAGCTTCCTGATCGACAAAAACGCCATCGTTAAAGTCTGGAGTAATAACAAGGCTATCAATATCACCATTCCAACGTGCTTTACCGTCTGACCATAAGTCACCGTTTTGCAATAATTCAGCAATAGCATAAACTAGCTGGTCAATCGTTTTTTCTAGCATAGTCAAGTAGCTAGAACGTGTTTGATACGTCTTACTGTTATTGGTTACCACTTCAGTTGCCGTTTGAACTCCTGAAGGTGTAACAGTGAATGTGCCAGGACTTAAACGCAAATCATTTTCTAATTCACGTAAGAAGAAATCCATAGCACCTTCGTATTGTTCATTGCGAATATTGATAGATAAATCTTTAAATGAAGAAGTATCATCAATTTTCGTGTTAACTGGAACAAATACCGGATCTTCTGGATCCCAATAGTATTGCTGATCTTCTGGAATTGATTGACCGTTCATGTTTGTTTGACGGCGTACCCAACTTCTAGGAATTGCAACACGTCTATAGCCGGTCTTTACTTCCCACTCAAATGAATCATGCACCATGTTTATATCGTCAACAGTGTCAAACCAGTTGTCACATAGCCCCATACCCAATGGAGAAACTAAATTTTTATTATTAGCACCGGCGTTACGATAAAACGCAAACAAAGGCTTTTCTAAGTAATTAATCGTGGTTGTAGGTGATAATCCTGCGTATTCGTCAACGTAATCAAGCGGTACCTGTTCACCAATCGTATTGGGATCACTTGATCTATATAACTCGTTGGTGATTACATACGGTCTATATTTACGGCCTTGTTCATCTGTCGTCCAATTACCCCACTGGTGAAATTCCAATAAGGTGTAGTAAACTGCTTCATTGTTTTCCACCTTCTGCAGCCGTCTTGAAATAGCAATTTGATCTACTTTAGTGGTATTTGCTTCAAGCGGATAAACCTCGGTAGCATTAGCCCAGCTTAGCTTAATTTCATCGTTATCTACATAAGGACGTATAGCGCCTGAACCTAGTGCAAGCCATGTTTCCAAGTGCGTTTCTTGGTCAAGATAGTAATTGTTATTCTTGAAAATCTGATCTAATAAAGTTTGCAGCTTTTCATCACTAACTTTAATAGAGCATTTTTCATTAAACATTAAAGACGCTAATGATTGGCTAGCCGACTTCAAGACATTAACAGAGTTAAGTGGTCTTTTCTTTTTATGATTAGTTAACGTCCAATACTCGACTGGATCTAAATTATCTTGATAATAATTCTTAGCTTTTCTGATCCTGTCGTATTCTTCGGCCGGAACTTTAATACGTGGATCATCTGTAATACTGCTTAAACTTTTTTGTTGTACCAAACCCAACTTCACACCCCCTTTGTGTATTAATCGCTTCAATTTACGCATAAAACTCATTAAAATATCACCGCCTTATGCAGATAAACCAAGTAGTTGTTCATTGTCTAAAACGTCGTACTTCAAAGCGTCAACGGAGTGATCGTATTCCTTGATAACTCTAGGCTTGTCACTGTTGACGGTTGCTGGATCCCACTGATACTTTTTGTGTTCGTCTAGCATTGTTTCATTGCCCGGTGTTTTCAGTGCAAATAAACGGCCTTGTGCTAACAAGTCTTGTACACGGTCAATCATTTCAGGTTCACCTAATTTACGCACCTTAGACCACTGGACGTTATACATTTGCCAATATTGGGTATAAATACCACCGTCAGCACTATCAATAGTCATGTTAGTAGGGTATAAGCCGTACTTGTTAGTCATGCTATCAATAAAACCATGAATACGTTCTGCTTGCTCTTGTGCGCTTAGCTTTCTAGCGTACTTAGTAGGATCATAGTAAAACGTATCTAAAACATAAACGTTGTACTTGTTAGTAAAACCTAAGGCAACGCAAGCGGTAGCAGATACCATAAAACCGGTATCTAGGCCGTACAGAATGTCTGTTAAATATTCATCATCTGGAATACGGTCAACGACTTTAAATAGATCCATATTGTAAACGTTGGTGCCAAGTCCAACAGCTTCACCTAAATAAAGCCAGCGGTAATAATCAGGGTCATTTTTCTTGTACTTTTCGATTAGGTCTAGCTGCTGCTTAGTCGTAAAGCCTAGTTCATCATCTAAATACGTGGAACTGTCAACAAAGTAATCTTGATCAGTCTCTCGCTGTGTTACCCACTCATTCACCCACGCATATGGGTTTCTTGGCGGATTGTAACTAATGAATATTTTTACATCTTTAACGAAATCTGGCTTCTGTCTGATGAATGTTGGCACTGATTGGTCAAATACATCAACGTTCTTTAAGTTAGCAAATTCCTCAAACCAGCAAGCTATGACATTACCAACAATGTTAGATTTGAGCTTCATAGGATCATTAGCACCGTAGAAGTAAAATGTTGATCCTGTGCGAATATGCTGAATCACCATAGGGCTAACACGAGTCCTGAACTCAGATTCAACGCCTAGAATACTCATAGCCCATAGAATTTGATTATAAACGGAATCTCTTAAATACTGCTGATTCTCACGTATAGCAATAATATTGACTTGCTTGCCTTGTGAGATGTATTTCATCATCATTGTTACTAATTTGAGTGATATAACACTGGACTTAAAAGAGCCACGTCCACCCTTGCACACGATATAAGGCTTGTCGGTAGTCCACATATCATAAAAGTGTGGATTAATCTCCTTGCTTATCTGTACTGTTTTCGTGATCTTTCAACTCCTTTAGCTTAGAAATATCATCAACAATAACGGTGCGGTTGTCTGGATCGTCTTCTTCTTTGAGTGACTTAAGCTGTGCTTCACTGATGCCAGCTTCTGCAATAGCCTTTCTCGCGTTAGCTTCATTAAGTTTCTTAAATGTCTGGTCTCTAAATACATCAGGTCTACGGGCTTTAAGCCAAAAGATCATTGCTGAAACATTAGGATCAACTTCAGTAACAGTCCTAATGATTGGTATTTTTTCATACACCTCAACACCTTTAGCTGTAGCAATCAATATTTCATTCTTGCTAGCTTCAGGATGGTCAAATTTATAAATGTTCATGAACTCTTCGCGTTCTGCTTTGAGTTTAAATTCGTCTTTTTTGACCATTTTGTATTGAGTAGTTGTTAAGGTGTGCTTTTTCATCGTTGAAATTAACGAGTTTTCAATTTCGTAATCAACGACTTCTTTTCCCTTTTTTAAAGCCTCGTTTATCTCGCTGTAGCGATTTTTCCATGTGTAAAGTGTAGATACATTGATACCCATGTTATCGGCTATTTGGGTGTCTTTTAGGCCGTCTCTAGCCCAGCCTTCTAGTTTGGTCAGATTATCAGGCTCTAGCCATTTTTTGTATTTGCCCTTTGCCATCTAATCATTCCTTTACTATCCGCCACTGTGACCACTTGAAGCTCTTACGCCACCTCTAACTAAATTAAATGTTCTACCAGCAAAGCCATGATTTGCAAAGCCAGCATGTGCACCACCATTTGCTAATGCTTTTCTATTAGCCCTCATACTTTGCATTCCTCTTCGATTTACCAGTCTTTCAACTCTTTTATTACCCTGTCCGGTTGTCCTCAATCTTCGTGGAATACGCTGATGCGAATTTGTATATTGAGTCGTTCGACTAGCAGCAAATAAATCTAATTGTCTTGCCATTTAAATCACCTCTATCCACCACTATGACCGGTTGACGCTCTTTTTCTAATTGGATCTCTTGCAAGAATTGTACGATGTCCATAGTCCTCGCCTCTATCGGTCATATGATCTACACGCTTTGTAAAAGCATAAAATGAATGACCTCTTGCACCACTAGCTTTTTTACGCAAAGTTGCTAATCCTTTTTGTCCCCTTGGCAATCTGGACGACCGCATTCTATTAGTCCCATTTTTTCTGCTAATTTCCCCGTAAGCAGTAGAATAATATGATCTTCCATTTGCTTTACCAATTTCACCATCAGAAGCGCCAACAATAGTTTTTCCTCTTTTAGCGTAATAATTGTATTTTCTAACCATTTAGCTCACTTCTTTTCAAAATACCGTTTCAACTGATCAAAAGTAATGAACTCTTCATTAGCTGGAATACCGGCTTTTTTGTAGAACTCTACTTTGGCTTCATTACTTGGAAACACAACCTTGGTATAAAAATTAATGATTGTGTCGTCATTGTCCTTGTGCCTAAAGTCTGCTTTCTTTTCATTAAATTCAGCAAGACCAGCTAATTTATCCTTTTCATCCTCAACTTCATCATCGTATGGTGTTTCTTTCTTTGACGATTGAAGCTCTTCTTTTTCTTTGCCGTCAAAGTCAAGTTCACCATCAAACATGAAATCAATATCAGCTTTATTGAATCCCATGTCCTCAAATGAGACATCATCAGATAACTTTGCTAATTCATCTAAGTCCCAATCGCCTTGCATAGATGGGTTGTTGAGTTGAACGTTTAACTTCTTCTCCGTTTTCTCATCAACGTCAATAATTGCCACCGGAACGTCATAATCTTTTTTACGGTAAATCTTATCTGCTGCGGTTAATCTTTGATGACCACCAACTAAAACGCCGTCTCGCTTATTCCATACCAGCGGTTCAATCAGTCCATTTTCTCTAATTGCTTTAATTAGCTTCTTTTGATTACTTTCATCAATGATACGTGGATTATAGTCAGCAAATTTAATTTGACTTCTTTTTACTGTTCCAAATTTAAAATGTTGTAATGGCTTAGACATAACTACCCCCCCGAACGTCCAAAAGTGCCTTTTTTTGCATTAAACCGAAGCTTTTTAGCAATTTCAGTGCCACTCCATCCCTGATTGTATAGACTCATAATTTTAGCCCCTTTACCTGTTTGAATTGACCGCAATCTAGCTCTAATCCTGGACAATTCAGGATGCTTTTTGTGATATTCCTTTGCTACTGCTGTCCGCATCTTAGCCATCGCATTGTCATCCGCTTCGTTTTGCTTTTGATGACGCTCTTGTGCTTTAACATATTTTGGATCATCCAAGTATTTCATCTGCTGTTCAACTTGTCTTTGCAATCTACGCTCAGCTCTATCGCCAGCTAAAGACCTTGGTCTTTTTGTTCCTGCAGGATACCTATGTAGTCCAGCACCGGCGCTATCTGCAGCCCAAGAATGTAAATCTGGGAACAATTTCCTAACCATCACTTTTCACCTCTCTTATAAGTCTCATACTGTAAAACACCGGCTTCAGCTTCATGGTTTTAATACCTTTAGCCATAACTAACCGCATTAACCTCCTCTACTGCCCATTGAAGCTTTGCCTCGTGTTCCTTTAAAAATTTGTTTAGCTAAGCCACTAAAGTTACTATTTTCAGAGCCAAATCTGTGATCACCAATATCCCTAAATGAATCAATACCGGTAACATGCTTAGCAAGCGTGTGTTTGTCAACAGCATAGACAATTTCAACGTTTCCATCGTACCTATGTCTAGCTAATAATTTTCCGCCGTTTAATCGCGCGTTTGGGACAACTTTTGGCTTGCTACCAACTTTTAAGCTTTTAGCAAACTTTTGAGCTTTCCTCAGCGTATTCTTATCCCTATCATATTTTCTACTAGCCGCACGTTCTCTTTTATGTCTTGCAATGGTAGCTGGATTATGCTTTCTATTCCAATGAAGTGCTTGAATACTTGTCCAGTTTGGATGTTTCTTTAATGTATCTTGAATTTCTCTTTGGACTGCATTTAAAGCCATTACTTATCACCACTCTTCTTATACGCTTCGTATTGCAAAACTCCGGCTTCTGCTTCCGGGAAAAACTTTAAAATCCTTTTGTAATCCTGCGGATAAATCCGCTTAATTGCTGAAAGTTCTTTTCCAGCTAAACTATGAAAGCTAAATCCTAACTCTTGGTTAAACTTTGGATAAAACAAGTGATTCATCTTCATGTATTGCTTAATTTCTTTATCAGTCCAATACATGACGGGGTAAAAACGCCCACGCTGCTCATCAATCGAACCGGAATGTTTCAGCATTGCACGTCTAACAATTGAATCGTTAATCTTTTCGCCGCCTGCAATCCAATAGATACCCGTATCTTGTCTCAGAGCTTCATAGATAGCTCTAATCTTTACTCTTGGAACACTATAGTCAGCGTCCCTAAAAGAGCCGTAACGGTAAAAATCGGCATCCTCAAAGTGAGGCACTTCAATGATTTCTACACCGTAGTGCTTCTCATATTTTTCAAGTGCTTCATCTTGAAACTGCAATCCAGGTACTAAGTACATAAAGAACGGCTGGACATGCTTAAAATACTTCATACACAAGTCCAACGTTACAATGCTGTCTTTACCCATGCTGAAAGAAACAAGCACACTATCGGTTATCTGACTTTGTGTCTTGATTACGTCCAGTAGACTCACGCTTGTTCCTTCTTTCTTTAGATAAATCTCTTTCAAGCTCGGCTAGTATCTGATTTTCTGTCTTAGAACTAACCAAACCGAATCTTTTTGTCTTATACATAATTCTCACCAAACAAAAAGGAGTAATGCTTAATGCAAAACTCCATTAATTTCAATTCTTTTTCGTTTCTTTTTTCTCTTAGGTTGGTAGATTAGTGGTGCAACTTCCTTATCAAACTCTTCTTTGCTGATAGGCTTAATAAGCTCGTCAGCAACGTTGAACAACTTAAGCTGTCCTTTTACGTGGATAGGCTTAATCACGTCCAGAAGCTCAATATGCCAGTAATAGCATTCATCAAAGTCTACATACTCAATGCTCTTTAGATTAACTACACATGTAGCATATCCAGGAGCTGATCCAGCCACTTTTTTAGCGGTTGAACACATCAGTAGTGGCCCACGATACTTAGTAGACCACGTCCTATACTCTATTTTCTTCTTTCCAGTGATCATGTCCATCACATAATCACCGCGTACGGATAAAGCTTTCATTATTTTTCCTCCTATGATCAGTGTGAGAATCGAACTCACGTGTATACCACTAGCACGCCTAAGAAATATATGAAATCTACATTGATTGTGCAACATTTTCAAGATATTAACTTAAAAATAAAAATGATAGCAACGGTACAAGACTGATCAGATCAGCATATAAATGCTGACTTAACACGTGATCCTGAAAGGATCAAAGAGCCAGCAAGGAATCGAACCTTACCTACATGTCAAGACGACGAAAACATGTAGTACCATCTAGCCCATAAACGTCACCTGTAGGACAGCCACAGGTGACAAGCAATGTTTACGTGCTTGCTCGCCGTTTTCCTTGGGTCTTCGCAAGCTAAGAGACATAGTAGAGTCGAACTGCTATATCTCTGTATAAAGCGTAGATTTGCGGTTTTCCACGCCGCTTCACTATCAGACAACAATTTTTAAATAATAAAGAAATATAAGAATTGTTAATTGGCTCCCAACTTGAGAGCCTATGAATCGCGGCTGGACTTACACCAGCACCACCGTAACTTTAAGTCGGACGTGTCTTTTTACTCGTTAGAGTTTTCACGATTCGATACACTGAAAGGAGGTTTAATTAATGAACTTTAGTATTCACGTCGTGTCGAAAACTTAACTCGTGCTTCCTAAATTTTCGACACTATCAATATACTTCCCCTCATGGTTGAATTGTGGTCGCTTTTTAGGCAATTTTTGGGTGAAAAATGGTTTACTTTTGGATAGATTTTGGGCGATTTTTGGGTTTTTGAGGGTAGAAAAGGGGCGGCAATTCAGGACAATCACGAGCGTCACGCCAGTAATCATAACGACTGATGAACTCTTTCAATGCATTTTTCTTTGCAGTTTTATATTCACTGTCATTCATGCCAACTTTTACCTGAGTTTGGTAATTATTAAGATTTTGGATATAGTAATTTTCCAAGATGGTTCTATGTTTGCCATGATACTCAAAGTCGGTGCAGTCTTTAATCGCTACTAAGACAGTCAAGGCTAAGTACTGCGCTCGCTCTGCTTTACTCATAGTGTCCACATAGGCTTTTTCGGTCGAGTTGGTATTGCTATGCCCTGCTGGTGCTAAATCAAAACTAGTCCCTGTTAATTGCCCTGGATGAATGCCGCCTTGATACATGTAACCCCAAAAATCTTTCTTTAAAAATTTGTTAACATCCTTGCTTTCCATTCGCCCAAATCCCCTCTATAACACTTTAAATAGCCTTAAAAACACCAATGCTACAACTGATACTCCAAAAATGGCTGTATTAACTGTGGAGTTTCTGCTTTCACCGCTGCTTGAAACAATCCAGCAGAACACACCTAAAAGTAGCATTATTGAGTATCCGTCCATCAATTCACCTTCTTCATCCCTGATAGAAATGCAACAGCATTCTTTGGTTGCATTCTGATCACTATGTTTTGTCTTAAATTAGCAATGAAATAGTAGGTATACGTGTCATCTAACGCACCGAATACCTGAAACTCAGTGCCGTCAACGTCTTTGTACTTGTCACCCTTGTGTAGTTCCATCTTTGAACTCCTTTCTTTGCTCTACAGTCCATTTTTTACCGCCTACGTAGGTTAAGACGTCGTCATCATGGACAACAATCTCACCATACTTAGTCTTCACAGATCGACAACAGATTTTTCTTGTGCCTAAAGGTAAAACATGGCTGTATTCCCTATAGCCATACTTCATTAAAAAATACGGTGTATAAGCATCGATAAATTCTTCTAAGGTTGCTCTGGTTCCTACTGGTAAATCGATTTTCATTTCCACGTTCCTTTCATCTTCTCCTCATACATGACAAGTACTATCAACTGACCATTTAAACACTCTTGCATGTGAACACTTTTAATATCAACATTCTTATGCTCATGAAGCCAATTATTCATTAAATCCTCAAGGGTAAATGACCCAATTGCATGACCTCTACCTTCTAATGAGGTATCGAATACTTTAACTTTCATTTTTACTCCTCGTAACTGTCTCCTTAGTCTTACCAAGGAAGCTCCCCATTGTTTCTAAGTAACTCGGTTAATCCACCGATTTCATCTAAAATTTGATCCGTCTTCTCTTTTTCATACTCTTTAATCTTTTCCGCTTTAAAGGATTCATACCCTTTGAAATTGGCTTTCAAATAAGCATCGACAAAATCATAAGGATAGCTCTTAGAACTACACATTTCGTCAAAAGCATCCTCGATATATTCATCACCGAAATCTTTAGGTTCGTTTTCAAATTTCAGTTCGCCCAAAATAGATTGGCCTAAACCCTCTAGCGCCTTTGAACAAGCAGCATAAAATTGATCAACGGCCTGTTCATGAATTCTCTTCTCCAAAAATGATTTCCTATCCGTATTTTGATTTAACATTTCAGTCATTTTTAATCCTCCCCACCGACTAACATTTTCAATACTTCTGGGCTCACATGATGTTGTGCATGATTGCCATAAGATACAAACTTGTAATCAAACTCACTTGTAAGTACATAGGTCTTGAAACCATCTGTAACAGTCTCGCCTACTCCAATAGATAGCATTTAATGACCTCCTTTTCTAAAATCTTTAAACATCTTCGAGACTTCATTAAAGGGAACGCCAAATTTCTTAACGTCTTCTAATGACATGTGTTGATGAGCGGCTTCTAAGTAATAGTATTCTTCCTTGGTCAACTCATAACTATAGCCTTTCTTGTCAAAGCCTAGATAGGTCATCCCATCCCAATTATTTGTAACTTTAGAATTGCGAAGATTAAAGACATCGACATAAACTCCACGACCCCTGTAGTCGTTTAAATGTATAGAAAATTTATAACCATCAAATTTGCTATCTTTATCAATTAACAGTGCAAGAGCTACTGACGGTTCATCTTCTTCAAAAGTCACGGAAAGCACTTGAATCTTGTCCCTGCTAGGAACATATTCATTGTGATATGAAATCCAATCACAAATTTTGTCCTTAACAACTTCAATAAACTCAGCAGCATTTTTATTTGCTGAATGTAGTTTTAATTCTTTTTCAGTCATTTTTGTTAGTTTCTCTCCTGTATTAATCGACAATAACTAATTGCGTGTTAACTTTTTCAACATGGTCCCAGCTTTTCAATTCGTAATACTTTAAATGTGCCATTTCAGTACCTCTTGTCCTTGATACCGCTGAAATCTAATTGCTTGCCCTTTGAGCCAGCTAGCAAACGGCTAACAAGCTTTGCATTATAGGCTTGTCTTAGCTCACTCATTGTTAGATTGGTTGTAATGATGATCCGCTTTTGCCTGTTAGTGACTTGATAAAGCACACGTTGGACAAACTGGCTTGCTTCGCCTTTAGTACTCATGACTGATTCACTCCCTAAGTCATCAATTACTAAAAGATCAGCATTAGATAGAGCATGTACCGCAAACTGCTCAGTCCATTTTTCCATTGGATTATCAAAACTTGATCTAATTGCCAGAAATAGGCTAGTTACATTTACAAATAAGCATCGTTGCGGTGGATTGCTGAAATCATTAACGGCACTTAGCATAGCCATAGCTAAATGTGTTTTGCCTTGCCCAGGTGTTCCGTACAAAATCGTATTGAAGTTCAAATTACGATCCTTGTAGTACTCACCAGCTAGCTTACGTGCAACGTCCTTCATTTGAGCTTCTTTTGAGCCACTAGGGGCTTTAAAGTTATCAAACGTGTAACTATACTCTTTAGGATCATCGACTAAACTAAGCTGTCTTAAATCCTTCCTGATAACTTGCACATAATTAGTACGATCAAGTTCTCTTTTCTCTTTCCCAACTGCTTCACGTTGACATTTAATGCAGAATGGTTGAGGTGACTTGTCTGTAAACACCATTGGTGTCTTATGAATAGGACAAATCTTGTCAGACTTTTTCACCACAAAACTCAATCCAGCAACTTTTACTCTTTTTTCAAAGTCTTTAACGCTTTGCATCTTTACCACCTTCATCATCAATGTTCTTCTCTAAGTCTTCTTTGCTGATGTCTAAAGCTTTCATGATCTTTTTAATGCAATCAACTGCATCTTTTTTAGAATCAAATTTAAAATTATTAGGTATATTGATGTTTATGAATCCTTGTAAATAAGGAACTGACACATCGAAGTAATCGGCTATTTTTTGGCATTTTTCAATATTTGGTTGTCGCTTACCTGTTTCATATCGACATATAGCGCTATCTGCCATTCCCACCTTTTGACCTAGCTCTTTTAAAGTTAAATTGTGTTTAAGTCTTAGTTCTTTAATCCTATTTTTCATGCTGAATGCCTCCTAAAACGGTAAATCATCATTAACGTCACTTAGATCTACTTGAGTGCTGTCATAGCCACCACCAGTAGGCTTATTTTTATGCTTATCCAAGTTATTAGCATTTAAGTAATCGTCAAAATGAGATGGGCTAAACAAGGTTGACGGCCTCATAAATTGCCACATGTCGGTATGTTGCCATTCAAAGGCTTTATTATCTATGACTTTCTTAAAGTCATCTAACTTATACCCTTCTTTGAATCTAGCCTTGATCAATCTTTGATTAGCTTTACTGGTTGCTTTATAGTGAGCGCCTGTCTTTTGATTTAAATAATCAATAATTTGTTGATAGGGGATTGATTCAGATTTATTTTCTTTTTTTGTTGATTGAGACTTTTGATAAGTCACCTGTGACTTATCGTTACTCTTGTTAGTATCTGAAGTAGTCTCTGTGTAGTCTCTGGTATAGGTGTGATCATTTTGATCAGTTCCATCTGCTCTATTTGAACAGATCGTCTGCTCATTTTGATCACATGCACTGCTCATCAATTGATTTAGTTTAGTTTCATCTATCGAATACCACTTTGTTTTATCAAAGCCAGCTCGATTGAAATTAGCTGAAACTACAACTTCTTTTTTCTCTAAACTGCTAAACGTTCTTCTAATGGTTGCTAGGCTCCAAAAAGGAAAATTCTGTTTTTTCCAATTTTCATAGGTGTTATAGACCCACCATTTGTCGTTAATCTTTTTTGCACTCTTTGAATGAAGCCAGTAATTTAACTGTTGAAGCACAATAGCTTCATTTAATCCAATTACAGTTGCCAAATCCTGATCTACTAACAGTGGGTGTTTGCTAAATAGCCAGCTTGCTTTCATGATTAAGCACTCTCTTTCTGTAAGCCTTGATCCTTAATGAAGTTATATGCTGCTTCATTGCCTTTAGACTTAGTACGCCAATTGTCTAAGAATGCTTTAGCAGACATCAACCAGCTTTTCCTTACCGCCACCGTATTGGACCTCAAATTGTTTAGCCTTAGCAATGCGTTGAGTTAGTGTTTCTCTGGATCTATCCGAAGTACGTTGCTTAATTGGAGCAGTATTACTAGGCTTTAAACCATCAGCATCTTTAGTATCGTCAATCAAAAACATCTTTCCTAAAGCATATTTAATTGCATAGGATTCCGCCGCACCTGAAAGTTGACTATCGTCCATTCCTTTTTTACTTAAGGCTTCACGTGCATGTCCCTTTGCAATTATTTCTTGTTCAGGATCTTTGTAACGTGCTATTTCAACAAAGTAGATACGATCTCCAACTTCTTTAACATCCTCATCAAACGTCAATTGAGCGCCATATTTAGCAAGTAAAGGTTTTAATGCTGATTCAATATCTTCAGCACTTCTATAGTTAAAATCACCGTACTTGCTATATTGATTTTTAGGTGCTTTTAATTCATTTTGAATCTTGGTTATGATAGGTACTTTTACCTCTTTTTTCTTAGTTGTCTCTTCTTTTTCAGTCGTCTTGGTCGTCATATTGATCAGTCTTTCTATTTAATGCTGCATGTTTAACTAAACTACGTGATTTTTGAACTAGTCCCATGAAACTAGCGGCTTCTGATGGAGTTTTGCGGTCGTCTCTTGCGTTTTTTTCAATCCGGTCTAATTCATTGAGTGAACTAGCATAGGTTGGACCTTGCTTAATCACTTCATCAGCCATCTCTTTGCTAAGGTTTCTGCAAAAAATCTTGAAGCGTGAATAATAGCTATTTTCATTAGCCATGATTGCCACCTACTTTCCAGCAACTCGGCAATACATTTCATCGCCCCACTCGGCTTCGGGGTCTTCATCGTCTTCATCTACCCCGTCTAAGCAGTCCATGCACAGGTCTTTCGCTAAATCTTCATCAAACTCACCTTTGCTATTGGTTAAAGCTTCAGAAAGGTCTTGAACGTCATCACACCCGAAAATATCAAGTGCCTTCTTAAAAGGATTAGTTTCAAAGATGTAGTCAATTACATCTTTGAAATTGCTAAAATCTCCAAACATTCCGACTGTTGCTTGTAAGTCATTTAATCTGTAAGTGCCCATTTGTGTTATAATCTCCTTAGTTTGATTTTTGTTTGCACTCACTAGGTCTTTTAACTAATGAGTGCTTTTTTTATGCCTAAAAATTCCTTTACATTTACTGGCAGTTCCGCAAAACTAGCACCACTAAGAGCGCTAATAGCGTTACTGTGAGCAACAAGGATAAGCTGGCGCTCGCTAAACTTACCGGCTCGTTGATAGCCCATACGCGGTTGATAAACTTGCACCATAGCTTCACTTTCTCTCCTTCCTCATCTTTCTAATTTCTTTAGCTGCAAATGCTGAAAGAATCAGCATAAGCACAACTAACAGTGAAATTACTTGATCGGCATGGGTTACACCGTAGATACTCAATTGCTCTACGATTAATAGCGGAACAAATGCAATCGCGCAAAATTCCAGCACCATTTCAAATCCTTTACAGATGTAGCTCAATACGTGATCAAGCTTGCTATTGCCCAAATCTGGCATAATGTCCTCCTATGCGTACCCTCGCACGCTGTTATCTTCTACACACTTAATTAGTTCTGACTTTCTATATCGCTTAATACCATCGATCACGTGGACAGGAACGTTGTGTTCTTGTCTGAATCGCCAAAAGGTTGTTAAGCTCATTCCTAAAACATCAGCGGCTTCAGTAGCATTTAAATATTCTTGAAGTGCATATCTTTTTGTGTACTTCTTGATCAACTTTTCAGCATCTTTTTTACTAAGAAAATTCTTTTCTCTTTTCGGTTGGGTTCTTGCTACTTCTTTAACGACAATCCTGTAAATTGCCTCTTGTAAGTCACTCATTTTGATCGCCTACTCTTTAACTAAGCTTTGCTCTTTCAAAAACTTGTTAACGAAGTACTGCTGGCCTTTACCGGTCACTTTAGGTGTTTTACTAATTGAAGTAGTACCGTTCGAGTGGTTGATGGTCGTTTCTTTGATCTTGAACAATCCCAAGTTCATAGCTTTTTGAGTTGGCATATTCCAATCACTGCCCTTCCGATTGATCAGGTAGCCATGTTCACGCATCCAGCGGAACAGTCTAGTTGCACCGATGTCAACGCCGTTTCCGCGGATGATCTTGGCAAGTTCACCAACTAACACAGTTGATTTACTGGTTGCTACAGAATCGGCAAACAAGGCTTTGGGCTTCATTTCGTGAACTTGGCTTTCAGCATCCTTTCTCAGCTGCTGCTCAATTAATCTTTGTTCGCGCTCATCTTTAAGCTGAGTAGCAAGCTTGATGATTGTGTCAGGGTCGGTTAAAACCTCTTCAATCTTTTCATCAGTCATGTAAGCCCCATGCTTACGAATAGCTGGAAGAACCTCATGGGTTACCCAACGCTTGAACTTCTTTGCGTTTGGCATTTTGCTAGACAAAATTAAACTGTATAAGCCCGATTCATTGACTAAAATTTGTTCTCTCATCTGACCTGCAGTCCTAATTTGGGACTTTAGCTTGTCTTCATCTGCTACATGAGCATTAATATCTCTTGCGCCATGGGTATAGCCCAAGATATTAGTTAAATCTTTTCCAACAAACCATGGTTCATTTTCAATTTTTAAAATTCTGACTGGTTGGTTTTCAAAATCAAATAATTCTAAATTATTCATTTTTTCTCCTTCTCTACACGATTCAACTAGTTTTTGAATAAAAAATTAGTTGAGCTAACGGAATAGAAACAAGTTTAGCAAACTTTTTTGCCATTCCAATTCGCATTTCTACGTCGCCCCACTCATATCCTTGATAAGTTGCAAGAGCTATACCTAATTGCTTAGCGGTCTCTTGTTGAGTTAGTCCGGCATATTCGCGAGCTTGTTTGACGGTAAACTTCACTTAAATCACCTGCCTTATCTCAAGTACACGTTAAGTATAGTACACGTTTTGTGCAATTTCAACACTTTTTAACTAGTTTTCTAGTTTTTTTGTGTAAAAGAACTATACTAAATGTATAGAAACCTAGTTAAATTGTGTTAGGAGGCTTTTATGAACTTAGCTGAACGCATAAAAAACGCAAGACTTAATAAACATTACACTCAAAAAGATTTAGCTGAACTAATAAATGTTAAATCTACAACTGTCTCAGGATGGGAACTTGGAAGAAATGAGCCATCGATTGATACACTCAAGAAATTAGCAACTAAATTAGACGTTAGTTTTGACTACCTAGCTGGCGTTTCTTCACATTCTAATGCAAACGCTTCTGACGCTGACCTGGATAAGCTATTAGACAGCGCCCACTCCTACGATGGTAAGCCCATGAATGATCATGACCGTGAAATCATCAAAACCTATTTAAAAGGATACTTTCAAGGCAAAGAATAGGGTAACCATTATGAGTGATCATATAAAAGATTTACTTAATGAGCATCATTTGAAGCTTGTATATAAGGACATAGAGAGTGAAGGCTATATAGTACACATGCCTGACCCCTGCCCTGACTTTGTTTTTGTTAAAGATGAGCTATCAGATGAAGAAACTGAAAAAGTTATTTTACACGAACTTGGTCATGCTGAAGCTGACGATGATACGCAAAAGAACTACAAAGATAATGCCACAACTCGCTTGATATGTGAGAGTGGTGCAAAAGCATTTGTGGTTCACGAACAAATAAAGAAGTACATTGACCTAGGTAATGATGTATCAAGCGCTAACTGGTTAAATTTAGCAAAATATATCGGTACTGATAATTACTGTTTGGTGCAAGAAGAATTATTGAAATATGGTATTGAGTAATGGCACAGCGAATTAATCCTGACACTGGTTATCCAATGTCTACTGAAAAGCAAATTCAGCAAGCAAAAGATCTTCTATATCTATCAAAGCCGCATTTATCTGATCAAGACATTGAAGCTAATTTAACTAATCCATATTTTAATAAAGACGATAAATTACGTTTTTGCATTAGCACGCTATCATCTCCTTATGAATTTAAAGCTGATTATTTCTATAAAATTGGTGATTATGATGAAGCAGAAAAAGATTATCTTCAAATTTTCTTTTTAAATTTTAGATTTGCAGACAAGCTAAGAATTTTATACCAACGAGAGAAACGATATAAAGATGCTGCTTATATTACTGAGTTTGCATTACATACTTTTGATGACTTTTCTATCCTTTGTACCAATAAGGAAAAAGAAAAACTAAAGTCTAACTTAAGTAAAGCAGAAAAAATGGCTCAAAATCATTATTCAGATGACAAATCAACCATAGCTGGTGAAGATAAAATCTGGATCGTTCAGGTAGCAGGTCCTAAATTAAAACAAGTTGCAGAATGGTCTACTGATATTGATAATTTGAGCAAGCAACTAAGTAGAGAACAAGAAGAGTCAGATAACACAAATCATGAAGTAGATGATTCAGAACCAGAGCATGAAGAAATTAGCAAACCAGCCGTAAAGAAAAGAACTACATCAAGAAGAAATAGCCGTGCTAATCAATCATCGAACGATAAAATTGGATGTGGATGTGCTACTGCTCTTGTCATTTTCGGTGCATTAATTGGTCAAAGAATTGGTGGAAGCATAGGTGCAACAATTGGAATAATACTTATGCTTATAATTGCTATTTTTGGAATGATTTAATAGCAAAATTCTCTAGTCCACAACACCAGTGACTATAAACCTAAGGCAATATCTACTTTGAAGGACATAAATAGAATGAAATTTAAACGTCTGACATTATTTGTCGCTACTTTTGCATTAATGATTTGTGGCTTCTTATCTACTAGCAGCAACAACGTTTCTGCTCACAGTTGGTATTGGTGGGCAAAAAAGCCTAGAACTGTAGTACTCACAAGACCACGTTACATATATGAAATTCAAGGAACTACCCCTAGATATAAAAGCTATGAAATTAGAAAAAAGCTTTTAAAAGCCGGAACTTCTATCAAAATTCAACACGTAGCATCTTATGACTGGATAGTTACTAAGCGCGGTTATGCGAATGGTTACTTTAAAAAGAACCAAAAATTCTGGGTAATGAATGATAGCAAGCGCAAATGGAAAGAAACATATCAACAATACAAGAAAAACCATACAGCAAAAAAATCTAATAAAAAGAAATCACAACAAAAAACTACTGCTTCTAAAGATATAGCTGACCTAAAAAAGGTTGAAAAAATGACTTCTAAGCCTGCCCTGGGCGGTAGTATTTATGGATATTTTGCAAACATTCCTAAAAAAGGACTCATGAAGTTTGCTTTCTACCATAGTTATGATCCAAATGGTTTTAAAATTGAGGGTGACTTTGTAAATTTGTCTAACCAAACGGTTAACTTAGATGATTACCTCAACAATTATTTTACCTATCAGTTAACCACTTCTGATTTAGGTGATGGCAATCATTATGTAAAATTCCACACCAATCAAACGGTTGGACCATACGATCACGCACACTTTACAGCTACAAGCAATGGTCCTAAAAATGCTCATGATCATAATAAGCTTATGATGGAAACTAGTACAAATGCTGATGTCAATATTCCTTTCATGGGTGTTACAGTACCTGTATTTTAGGATAATCAAAAAGCCCACCTACTTGGTGAGCTTATATTTAGCAATCAAAAAGAACATTAGTTTAACTGGAAAGGGGGTGAGAAACTATGCCAAAAAGAAAAAATACCGCAATTAAGCCTTATAAGCTTAAAAGCGGCAAAAAGCGCTATATGTTTTACATTTACTTGGGTCAAAAGAATGGTCAAAAAGTACAAACTTTTCGTCGTGGCTTTAAGAGCTATGAAGAGGCTGATGCTGTATATAAGCAACTAGCCGCAACCAATCCTCAAGACTTTGTTAAGCAAAAGCAATATACTGTAGATCAGCTATGGAAAGAATGGTTTAAACGCTATGTCTTAGACGTTAAACCTTCAACCGCACAGAAAACTTACGAATTGTACAACTTGCATATCAAGCCCGAATTCGGTGAGTCCTACGTTGACAGTCTAACCACTAAAACTATATCAGATTATTTTTACTCATTAGCTAAAGAGTATAAAAGATACCGTACGGTGTTTAACTATTTGCATAAGCTTTTAGAGTACGCGGTAGACATTGAGTTGATTAATCGCAACCCTGCCAGATCTTCTCTCTTGCCTAAGAAGTCAGCGGTTAAGGGACGCGATACATCACATAACTTCTATACGCTTGATGAGCTAAAATCATTCCTAGACACTGCGAAAGAAATTAGTGATCAGGTTTACTTTTACTTCTTGATCCTCGCAACCACAGGAATTCGTAAGAGCGAAGCTATTGCCCTCCACTGGTCGGATTTTGATTATGAACATAAAACCATACACATTCAGCGAACAACAGCTTACAAGCTCAAAATTAAGGGCAACGGAGAAATAGAAACTAATGATTATGGCACTCAAATTCCTAAAGGAAATGAAACCCGTGTCGTTCCTATGTCAGACTTAGTATATGAAGTTTCGCTTCACTGTCGTAAAGATCTAAACCCACTTGTCTTTCACAATACTAAGGGCGACTATTACCGCTCTAGTAAGGCTGACAAGTGGAAAAAGCAAATTTACGAAAAGAACCCAAATCTTAAAAAGATTACGGTTCATGGATTGCGTCATAGCTTTGCTACAATTGCTAATGATAATGGTTGGAATATGGTAGATGTTAAAAATGTTCTTGGACATAAGAGCCTAGATTTAACACTAGGCATCTATACTCACACAACCAAAAATGGTGAGGAAGAAATTCGGAAAGATATTAATGGGCTTTTTTAAAAAGATCTTTTCTATCAAATTTCTATCAAAAAGTGAGAGTAAAACAAAAGAACCGCGTAACCACGCGGTTCTTAGCTACTCTAAAATGTATAATACGGAGACAGAGAG